TGTTTAGGTTCGCCATAAGTCCATGTAGCAGTTGGGTCTTGCTGTAGAAGAGTATCCACAGCCCAAGCCCATGATAAGTATGATAGACCATTCTTTTTCTCAATGTGGTCTGATACATTAATCTTACGTAGTTCGTTATAGTTCATCTTTCTCTCCTGTTGTTGTAATTCTTGTTGGTGTTGTTGCATCATTACTTGGTCGTAAAACTGTTGTTGTGACATTTGCTCTCTCCCATTTATCGTTATCTAATTTAAGTTCGTCATTTAATTGTTTCAGTATTTTAGCTATATGTTCTAGCATATAATTCTCCATGTAAAGTATGCTATAAAAATTATCATAAAGCAAATAATATATTTATTCATATTTGTTTCTCTTCTAAAGAGTCAACAAGTTTGTCTAATACATTTTTCATAGCTAACTCTACATCTTTTCTTTGCATATTTCTTGCTAGTGAATCAGCTATTTTAACACATTTTTCTGCTTTTTTATCGTTTGGTGCAGTAATAGCTAACGCTAATGCCAATGTTAATGCTTCTGTGTTATCTGTAATCATATTGCACCTGCTAACTTACCCATAATATATAGACATAAAGCTACATATGCCCAGAAAGCTATTGCTCCAATAATCATAGTTTTGATTTTCATATTATCTCTCCAAAAATTATTTACAAAGTTCATTAAACAAATTAACATCACTACTAATTACCTGATATGCAAGTTTTTGATATTTTTCACATGAATCTAAATTATTGTGAATATACATAAATGCTTCTTTAAAAGTCAAGTTTTTATTTTCTGCAAGCGTTTGAACTACTGAATAAGCACCTGTAATTCTCATTTTTCTCTCCTAAAGTTAAATACTACAATAGTTATATTAATGATATAAAATTGCATGTCAAGTGTTTTTATATAAAAATTATATAATAATTATATTTGCATTTAAAAATTACTTATGATAGTGTTTTGCTTTATGAAAAAACTAAGATATATTGTATTAGATGAATTTGATGAAAAGCCGTTAAGAGCTTTTGCAGATAAGTCTTCAGCTTTGCACTTTTTAGAGAGTAGACCTAACTGTAAATTAAAAGTTTTGCCTAAAGAAAAGACTGTGCCAATCACAGACCTGTACGAAGAATGTTTATTTTAAGGAGAGTATATGAAAATTAAGAACTGGGATAAGTTTCAACATTTTAAGCATAAAAGTGATATGAAATGGTTTAAATGTTATGGTCGTGACTTGTTAAATGACCCTGATTTTATGAAACTAGATGATATAAAACAGGCAACTTTGTTTAAACTATGGTGTTTAGCAAGTGAGTCAAATGGTGTTTTACCTAATGCCTACGATATTGCGTTTCGTTTAAGAAAACCTATAGCCTTTATAGAAAAAATGCTTTTAGAATTAGATACTTGGTTTATAAAAAATGAAATTATACAAGAATTATATACAGATTATATAGGAGATAAGATAAGATTAGATAAGAATATAAAAACCATTGTAAGGTTTGATGAGTTCTGGAATTTATATCCTAATGTTCGTAAGAATAATAAAAAAGGTTGTTTAGAGAAATGGAAAAATAAAAATCTTGACTTAATAGCTGATAAAGTTATAGGCTATGTAAAGATGATGAAAGAAACTAAACAATGGAAAGAAGGCTTTGTGCCAGCACCTATGACATTAATTAACCAAGAGAGATGGGAAGATGGTATTACACAAATTAAAAGAGCATGGGAAGGTGGCATTTAATGAACATAGGTGAAGCGTTAAATAAATTAACTGTCAATCAGTCAGTTATTACTGATTACTATCAACAGGAGTATGCTCATGCAGAGTTTAAAATTAAGAGTACGGATATTTTTACTGATAATGTGGTCCAGTATTTTAGTGAAGAAATCCATAGTGGTAAATCGCTTGGTTGGCTTAAAACGGAAGATAAGTTTCGTGTTAGGAATGCCGAGCTAACTATTTTGACAGGGGTATCAGGGCATGGTAAATCTATGTGGCTTTCACAAGTTATATTGTCTATGATGCGACAAAATACAAAATGTTTAATTGCTTCATTGGAAATGAGACCTGTGCTTTCATTAGCTCGGATGATTACACAAGCATTAGGCTCACCAGAACCAACAGAAGATTACATCCGTAAATTTTGTGATAGAGCAAAAGAAAAATTGTATATTTATGACCAGTTAGGCACCACTACATCTGAAGACATGATAGCTACGTTATATTATGCCAAACATGTCTTAGGTGTTGAAATTTTTATCATTGACAGTTTAATGAAAATAAGTGATATTAGTGAAGAGTCTTTAGAGTCACAAAAATTATTTACGGATAGACTGGCAGTTACGGCTCGTGATTTAAATATTGCTGTTTTTTTGGTAGCACATACAAGAAAATTAAAAGACGAAACAGAAATACCTGATGCAACAAATATTATGGGTAGTTCACATATAAGAAACCTATGCGATAACATTATCTGTGTATGGCGCAACCGATACAAAGAAAAGTTAGTAGAAGAAGGTAAAACTTCTGATGATGAATTAAAAATTATTCCAGATGCTAAAGTATTTATTCAAAAACAAAGAAATGGTCAATGGGAAGGCTCATTTAATTTTTGGTTTAGTCAAAAAACTTTATGTTATAGAGAATCACCATGACACTTGATAATTTACCTTTTACACATTTGACATCTGTTTATAATGCAGTAGAATATGTTATTCAAACACCAGATAAACCTAAAGAGATATTACCATTGCATGTTAGACAAAAGTTTGATAGATGGAAACGTGAAGACTTTTACAAAGATGACAATTATAAAGAAATGTGGGATAAAAACTGGATAAATAATGACCATAAATGATTTTATTAAAGAGTGTAAAAAGCTATTTGGTTCAGATATAGAATACAAAGCAACTTCTAAAGACGGACAAGTATTTAAAACGAAAGGATGGAGAGATGATAAAGTGGGCATTAACCAAAGACAATTTGCCAATGTTAATAGAGAAGCTAAAAACTCTTGACTTTACTAAACGTTGGCGTGTTACAGTCACAGACGCTAAACTAAACAGAAGTCTTGAGCAAAACGAAAGGTTATGGGAACTATACACAAGCATAGGTCAACATTTAGGCATAGAAAAAGATAAGATACACGAACTCATGGGGTATAAATTCTTACGCTACCAAACAGAAATAGCAGGTATGCCTGTAGAACTTATAAAGTCAACAACTAAACTAACCACAAGTGAGATGACAGAATACCAACAGCAGATAGAGGTATGGGCGCAAACAATGGGTTGGGGTTGGGATTTTTAGTCATGACAATACAACAAAAATTAGAAATGTTTGATGATAATGAGCAACGTCTTATTGACACAACATACACAAAAAAAGTTGATGTGCCTTTATATGTACCTAAATATGAAAAGCCTAACATATATGAATTGTTTGATAATTTAAAAACAATAAAATTAATCCAAAAAATTAATCAGTCTAATGTTTCTGAAGATGAAAAGAAATTTTTAATTTTTGCAGCATATAGGCATATTGTATTTAATTTTTCAAAAATTGCAGATTACTATGCTCATTCAAATTCTGAAATGCAACAGTTAATGGAACAATCAGCATTAGTCATTGTTGATTTTGATAAAGCTATTGAATATGGTTATGTTGCTTTAAATAATCAATTATCAAATCAATATCTGGAAGAACAAAGTGAAAGATAATTTTTGTGTTTTTATATTAAGTCATAATAGACATGATAGAGTGTACACTTACGACACTTTAAAAGAAAAAGGTTATACAGGTAAAATTTTTATTATTCTTGATGATGAAGATAAATCTCATCATAAATATGTTGAAAAGTATGGTAATCAAGTAATTACTTTTTCTAAAGATAAAGTTGCAACTACCTTTGACATTGGTGATTGTTTTGATGATAAAAGGGCAGTAGTGTTTGCTAGAAATGCTTGTTTTGATATAGCTAAACAATTAGGTTATAAATATTTTATTCAACTTGATGATGACTATACTGATTTTAGATGGTCATTTGATAATAATAAAAAATATGTAACGAATAAATATATTGAAAACTTAGACAAGATATTTGAAATCATGTTAGATTTTTATAAGAAAACATCTTTTACTTCTATTTGCATGGCTCAAGGTGGTGATTTTATTGGTGGTGAAAATAGTGGTTTAAGTAAAACATTTTTAGATGGTCAAATATCAAGAAAAATTATGAATAGTTTTTTGTGTTCAGTTGATAGACCTTTTCAATTTGTAGGTAGAATTAATGAAGATGTAAATGCTTATTGTTATTTTGGTTATAAAGGTTATTTGTTTATGACTATTGCACAATTAAGACTTGAACAAAAACAAACTCAAAGTAATGCTGGTGGTTTAACTGATATTTATTTAAGTTCTGGCACATACGTTAAAAGTTTTTATTCTGTGCTTTATAATCCATCTAGTGTAAAAGTAAGACAAATGGGTCAAAACAAAAAAAGATTACATCACAGCATAAATTGGGATGCTACAGTTCCTAAAATTATTTCAGAAAAATTTAAAAAATATGATATATCGCAATCAAAAACTAACTAAACTTTTAAGACAGTTGCCTTGTCAACATTGTGGTATAATATCTGAAACAGTTTGTGCTGCACACCGTAATGAAGGTAAAGGTATGGGTATTAAAGTATCAGATGCGTTATGTGCTGCATTATGTTATGAGTGCCATTACACACTAGATATGGGTAAAAACTTAACAAAAGAAGAAAGACGTGAGATGTGGAACAGAGCTTACGTTACTACAATGCAATATCTTTGGGAACATGAAATGATAGGAATAATATAATGGGAAAAGGAAGCGCACCAAGACCGTTTACAGATAGAGCTGTATTTGACGAAAACTTTGATAAGATATTTGGCAAGAAAAAGAAAGATGCTGATACATCACCACATTTAGCTGAATACGAACTCAACAAGTCTACAGGTGAATTAGAAAGATTATGGGAAGGCACATCTAAACCTAACGAAAGCCAATTTGATGGCAAGTAAATCACCGACTCAATTAAGTTTAGCTAAATTAAAAGAAGAAGGATATACAGTAGCAATTGTTGAGCATTGGAACGCTTTTGCTAGAATAAGACAAGACCTTTTTGGATTTATAGACCTTTTAGCTTTAAAGGGTAAAGAAGTATTGGCAGTTCAAACAACCACAGCGTCCAATCTTAATGCAAGATGTAAAAAAATAGCTAACCATGAAAATGTAAATGCTGTTCGTGAGGCAGGTTGGACTATTCATGTTCATGGATGGCATCAAGATGAGAAAAGGAAATACCATTGCAAAGTGAAAGATGTATCGTGAAAGAAAAGATATTAGCTTATCTTACAGAGCCACGAACCATAAACGACATAGCAGAACATATACAATCTAACTATCCTATTACAAAGAACATACTTGTAGAGATGAGAGATGCAAATGTTATTCATGCTTACAAAGATAATCAAAATAGACTCATGCACTATTACGTGCCACAACCACATCCACTACAAACTATATTTGGGCACACAGCAAACTTTACAGATGACCAGATAAAAAGCATTATCATACATAATGCAGATGACGCTAAACATAACTTGCAACAAAGAACTACACAAGAAACATTTGGGCAAAGCGTAGCATATACGCTAACACAATATGATTAGTATGGAACGTTTATTATCTATCCTAGAAGACTGGGCTAGATGGATGAAGTCGGATAATCACAAATTAGGTTATCCATCTAAAAGCATAGGTATGTCATCAGGTGGAGAATCAACTTCAGAGGTCTTTGAAGAAATGTGTTCTGCTCAAGACATGAGCAATGTCCGAACAATAGATGCTATTATCCATAGTTTAGATTCATCTCAACAACAAGCTATATATGCTAAATACTTAGGTGCTAAACCACCACTTGCTTTTTATTGGCAATTAGAGATGGCATACGATAATTTACTTACAATAGCAGGAAGACGGATAAACGCATAAACTTGTTGAAAATATTTATTATATATGATATAATATCGTTTCTCAGATAATTCCTGTCCGTTAAAAACGTAATTACATAAAAAGCCTGACTGCACTCTCTCCGTGGTTGGGCTTTTTCTTTTATATGAAGTTATCCATTTGTGAACAATGCGGTGAGCCTTTTGATTTTACAGAGTATTCATTATGTAACGATTGTAGGTATGACCACAGATTTATTAAATTAAGGGAAAGCTATGAAGAAACCAACAACCAAAGCAGGGAAAGAAAAGAAGATGGGCAAAGTGATGCGTGAGTTTAAAGCAGGAAAATTACACTCAGGCAAAGGTGGTCCAGTCGTAAAAAATAAAAAGCAAGGTATTGCAATAGCTTTATCAGTTAGTGGTCTAGGTAAAAAGAAAGGTAAATAGCTATGATGAAATCTAATGAATATAAAAAATTAGATAAGCAAGAAGAAGCGATTGAGATGAAAAAGAAGAAGCTCAAACAAGCAGAACTTGATAAGATGATTCGTGAAATTGTACAAAACGAAATGAAAAAAGGGAGATAATTATGCCAATGGTCGGAACTAAAAAGTTTGCCTATACACAAAAAGGTAAGAAAGAAGCTAAAGAATACGCAAAGAAAACAGGTAAGAAAGTAGCAGCAAAATCTATGAAAAAAGGTGCAAAGCGTGGCTACTAAACCAGGCTTATGGGCTAACATCCATGCTAAACGTAAACGTATAGCAGCAGGTAGTGGCGAGAAAATGCGCAAACCAGGCACTAAAGGCGCACCTACAGCTAAAGCTCTAAAACAATCAGCAAAGCCAGTTAAAAAGAAATGATTAAGAAGGGCAAAGAAACATTCTCAGGTTATAATAAACCTAAACGCACACCAAGTCATCCTACTAAGTCACATGCAGTATTAGCTAGAGAAGGTGGAGTAGAAAAACTCATACGCTTTGGTCAAAAAGGTGTAAGTGGTGACAAAACAAATACAGATAGAGCAAAGTCATTTAAAGCAAGACACGCTAAAAACATTGCAAAAGGTAAAATGTCAGCCGCATACTGGGCAAACAAGGTAAAGTGGTAAAGCTAGATATATACGTAGGATATGATGGCAAGGTAGAACCAGTTGCATATCATAACTTTTGCCAGTCAGTTATAGAAAAGTCATCTATACCGGTAAGTTTTACACCGTTAGCACTAAATACTTTAAAAGACTACGAAGAAACACATAAAGACGGTAGCAACGCATTTATCTATTCACGCTTTTTAGTGCCATATCTAAATAACTTTAAAGGTATCGCACTATTCGTAGATGGAGATATGACTTGCCGAACAGATATTGCAGAGATACTAGCGAACTTTGATAATGACGAAGCAGTCAAAGTCGTAAAGCATAACTACACAACAAAGCATCCTATCAAATATCTAGGTGCTAAAAATGAAGATTACCCTAAGAAAAACTGGTCATCAGTAATGCTATGGAATTGTGGGCATTGGCTCAATAAACAATTAACACCTAAGTTCGTGCAAGAACAAACAGGTAAATACCTACACAGGTTTGAATGGCTCAAATATCCTGAAGAACAAGTAGGTAAGCTAGACGAAACATGGAACTGGCTAGAAACAGAATACGAATACAACAAAGATGCCAAGTTAGTGCATCACACATTAGGCACACCATGCT